GTGACACGATGGTGATATGCGATCTGAACGACACCGTGTCGGTGCGCAAATCTGGGGCAGTGCACGTATTCACACGGGTCACGGCTGGGGACCCCACCTCTGGGTGGACGTGGGTTACCAAACTGGTCGCGAACGAAGCGATGAGAAATGACAATATGGGAATTAGGAGTGTGGTGATCGACGGAGATACTTTGATAGCCGGGGCTCCCTTTGATGATTTCGGTGATCACCCTGCCGATTTTAACTATCAGAACCCGATCGAACTGACCAATGCTGGATCCGCTTACATTTTCACACGCGACACGCCCGGGGACCTGACCTCTGGGTGGACACAGGTTGCCAAACTGATCGCGAGCGACGTTGCCGGAGCCGACAATTTCGGCTACGGCGTCTCGATCAGTGGTGATACGGCGGTAGTAGGGTCACAGTTCGATGACGACACTTTAAGCGGCAGCGGGTCCGCTTACATTTTCACACGTGACACGCCCGGGGACCTCACCTCTGGGTGGACACAATTTACAAAATTGAACGCGACCACACCCAAGCAATCGTCCGCTTTCGGATACAGTGTGTCTATTGACGCCGACACGGTGGTGATAGGGTCGCACAATAACGAAGAAGGTACAGGGGCGTATCCCTACGCGAACACCGATACTGGGTCTGTGTATGTGTTCACACGGGATATAGCCGGGGACCTCACCGCTGGGTGGACACAGATTGCCAATCTATTTGCGAGTGACGCGGAAGGGTTAAGTTACCCGATTCCGGGCGCCGGAGGGCCGGAAGGTGACCACCTCGGTACCAGTGTGTCTATCAATGGCGATACAATAGCGGTCGCGGGAAGTTATGACTATGACGGATTCGAGCGCAGTGGGGCAGCGTATATATTCACACGGGACACGCCTGGGGACCTCACCTCCGGTTGGACAGAGATTGCCAAGCTGACACCGACCGAGGGAACTGCGACTGACGAATACGGAAGCAGCATCTCAGTGTCTGGTGACATTGTGGTGGTCGGAGCGCACGGTGACGATACCAATGGATCCGATGGAGGGTGCGCATACGTGTTCACACGCGACACGCCTGGGGACCTCACCTCCGGTTGGACACAGGGTACCAAGCTAACCGCGAGTGATGCCGCCGCCGATCCCGATGGTGGTGCGGCGGGCAACCTATTCGGTTTGAGTGTGGCGACCGATGGTACCACGGTGATTGTGGGGAGTCCGGGAGATTATTATGCTATGCATGGATCTGTGTACGTATACCGAACGCCAACTTTTACACAAAGCTCTTCCGATCAACTTCTTGATACATCAATTACAGATCAAGAATTCACGACACTTTTACCAGGTAAACGTTCCGATCACAGGTTAATAAAAAATGTAAAATTCGCATGTAACGGTGAAACTATTTTCGATCAAAGTGGGCAATATCTGGCGTACGAACAATCTCTTCGACACCATACAGGATGCCCAGACCCCGCGTATGAATTTTATTCATATTCATTCTCTTTAAAACCAGAACAACACTATCCATCCGGGCAATTAAACATGAGTCGTATAATGCATAAGAAAATTGATATAGAATTGGAAGAAACATCAACTAAGCGCGACATAGATGTTTCAGTATACGCATTAAATTACAATGTTCTTCACGTGGCCAGCGGTTTAGTTGGTTTAAAATTTTAACGTATAATATTAGTAATGGCTGGTCGTGTTCAGCTTGCAACAAAAGGATCACAGGATGCCTTTTTTACGGATAACCCAGACTATTCCCATTTCTTAAGAAGTTTCAGGAAACACTCTAATTTTGCTATGTTTGATGTAAAGCACGAACTTCACGGTAAACAAGACTATGAAAGTACGTTAAAGTGTACTATTCCCATAAATTGCGGGGATCTCATAAAGGGTGTGCGTTTACATATTGAGTTATCGGATCTTTTACATGACGGTGTGTACCAAAAATACAACGAATCCATAGGACACGCTATCATAGAATATGTTGATTTAATCATAGGCGGTCAATTAATTCAAAGAGTGCCGCGAGATTGGTTACAGATTTATTCGGAACAGTATTTGACTCAAACGAAACAAAATAATTTATCAAAACTCATAGGTAAATCACCCGAAGAGAGTTCTGGTAAAGCGGTCAGTGATGCATCCATCGACGGATATTTGGATAAAGCCACCACACCCCAAAAATTTATCGTAGATATTCCGTTTTATTTTCATAATAATATGGAATTGGCGTTACCTTTGTGTGCCTTAAAACAACAGGAATGTGAAATAGAAATTAAGTTGAGTGAGAAGAAAGACTGTTTATACAAATGGTCTTCTACGACAAATACAACGACAAGATCTAGTGATAACACGACATTTACTGTTACGGTATCAAATAATGTGTTTTATATAAACGCGAATCCTCAACTCACACTTATACTTCAACGGGGTAATACGTATATATTTGATTATTCTTCGGCGGGACATCCGTTTAAACTATCCAAAATAGCAGATGGCCGAGCGCAGGGAATCATTGATAGTGGTTCTATATTGGGTGCGAGTGATGGTGTTACGGAGAATGCTTCTGTGATAACATACGTTGTACCGGATAATGCACCCGATACAATCTACTACTATTGTAATAATCCTAGTCATGTGGGAATGGGTGGTACAATAAACATACTCGAACCATACTTAGACCCCTCTAAAGCTACCATAAACGATGTTTCTTTGTATACCGAAATGGTCCAACTCAATGATCCCGAAAAAGGTAAACTCGAAGCTGTTAAAACAGATTATATAATCACACAGCTTCAGAGTGCTTCATTTCAAATACCTGCATCGGCGCAGGATGGATACGATTCTATGAAATTTAGGATGGAGTTCATAAATCCGGTGAAAGAGTTATATTTTGTGATCGCCAGAAAAGGTGAAGATATAACACCGTTTAATTATGATCATTCTTCGCAGATATATCCTTCCAGTGGATCAAATAAGAAATATATCAACTACGAAAATTTGGTCACTCTAGAGATGGAACTCGACAGGGAAGTTATATTAGACGAGCAATCAGGTGACGTCATCAATTTGCGTGCGGTTCAGAGTGGAATACACCATTCCAGGACACAATTATTCAGGAGATTTTATTCATATAGTTTTGCACTTGAACCCGAAAAATGGTATCCTACGGGTCAAAAAAATTTCAGTTTGATCAAAGATCAGCATATAACCTTAAAATTGAATAATGATACGACGTACGAAAGAGAGCTTAGAGTTTATGCGCTCAGTAATAACATATTACAGTTCGCAGATGGAAGCGCACGACTTCTCTTCAACAGTGGCGAAATCGGCAATTGATATAGTAACACCAGTTTTTGAAAATGCGGTCGTGTTATCAGGACAATACGCGAAAGCGTGTGGACGAGATGTTATACTCTCCAAGGATATGGAATATTGTATGAAATACTGTGCAATGAACACAGTCGGTAAACAAATTGGGTCATACTTTCCAGAAATTTACGAGGAAGAAGAATCTGACGAAGAAGAAATCGAAACGGTTAATGAAGAAGATGAACCACCTTTCGAACCTTACTCAGGAGACGTTGAAATATTTAAGTCTATAAACGACGCGTATGACGCATGGGAAAGTTGGGAACCAACCAATCCGTCAGAAAAAATGATAAAAAATGCTATTGATAGTAATGAACACATCTCCTCCGCGGGGATGGAAGAATTCTAATAAAAAGATAAAATCTTTTAAAATCAGAGATGAAAGTTCTGATTCCGATACGGATTCTGGGTCTAGCACTGACACAGAAGAGGATAAAAATATCAAAGGTTATGAAAAAACGCAGTATAAAAAATTAGCGTTTGTAGAAGATCTTCTTCCAGAATAAAATCTCGATATATTATAAAATGTCTTCCCCAGTACCCGCCGATATGCTTTTAGCTATTTCCCGCGAGCTCGAGACCCAGTCTCTTAACGCCGTCGTGGCCGGTTTCTCCTTCGCCGCCGCCCTCTCTTGGATGGATGTCGTCCGCTGGTCTATCCATCAGGTTGTCCGCGTCCAGAAGAACGGTGGTATGAACTACGCGCTCACCGCGCTCTTCACCACCCTCCTCTCCGTTGTCGTTTACATGGTCATCTCCAGGCTTTCCACCCGCGTCAGGAAGCCCAGTGCCCCCACGTACGCTGTCACTCGCTAACTTTTTTGGGTTTAGCGACGAATATAAAGAATATACCCGCAACGATTATAGCAAAAATATATACCATTCCATTCCATCTATTCGGATCCTCAATACTGGGTATACGAATTGGTGGCGGTAATTCAAACTTCTTATCAACCTTAGGTACATTCTGTAGTTTATCTGTACTACACTCTATGTTTAGTTTCAATATATGATTCGCGTTTCTAAAATCATATGGAATTAAACGATTATTACTACTGTAAAAGAACTGTATACGTAATTTTGATATGTTTTGTGCCCCCGTGTCAAAATTATGCTCTACAGCATCATCCACACCCGAATAGTTAATAACGTCTCCACACATAAGGATTCTTCCTGTGTAAAAGGGTGTATCAGAATACACCGTTTTAGTCAATTCGTCAGCGCCGTTACTTATTTT